TTTCGGCAAGGTCGCTAAGGACAACATTGAGTCCACGGCTGATGAGCATGGGAGAGTTTTCAATGAATGCGTACTCGGATCGTACTTCCCGAATAATTCTTGCTCCCTCTCCCCATAGTCCTGATCGTTTTCCTGAGATTCCTTCTGCGTTTTTGTTTGCTGCTGAGATGTCTTGACATGGAAATCCGAGAGATACCACGTCAACAATGCCTTCCCATCGTGTTCCGTCAAATGTGCAGACGTCATCCCAGATCGGGAAAGGATCGAGCAAACCTTCATTTTGTCGTTGGATAAGTACAGCTTGGCAGTAGGGGTCTTGCTCAACTCCGCAGATGGTTTTCCAGCCGAGGAGTCGTGAACCAAGTAGTCCGCCACCAATGCCTGAGAATAGAGAAATTTCATTCAAAATTACCTCTTATATATAAGGTGGGGGGAAAATCGTAGGAGTTTACATAGGTGGGCAATACGATTTCCCATAAATGGACGATGTCCACCTTACCCCTTACTCTTGCTTGTTCTGGCAACAGCGGCGTTGTCGATCAGATTAGGATATTTCCGGCCTGATTTCTCAGCCCTCTTCCTAGCCCGCATCTTCTGACTTGCCGTTAATTTCTTGGACTTTTTCTTTGGGTTGTCCTTTTCCCAAAATGGTTTGTCAGCCATTTGTAACTCCTATGTATGTAATGAACCCTCTCGTAGAGCAGACCAGTCAATATCTGATCTCATGTCCTCAGCCCTTATAGGCAAACCTTTATCCTTGGCGAGTCGCTCTAAAGAAGGAATTCTTTTTAATGGAATTGTGTCGGTACGAATCCACAAACTGACAGCTTGAGAACTGATTCCCATAGCTTTGCCAATCTTTGAAGTGCCGCCCAGCAATGTAATAATATCTTTAGTTTTCATCAGCCTTATAATATCAGAGTATTTTTAGCTTTCTGTACTTTTGTACCTTTGCTAAATCTTTGCTAAATAATGTTAACTTGTGTAAACTTGTCTACAGGAACGTATGTTTATGTGTGCGTACTAGCAAGTAGTGCTAACAAGGAAATTCAAAAATGGGCAAAATAATCCGCAGAGGTCGAGGTAGTTTGATCGGTAAAGACCGGGGAGTCATTACAGCCGAAAAGATCGAACTGACTAGGCGAGAAAAGGTTTTTCCTGAAAAGATTAAAATTGCCCGAAAGCTTCTTGATTTAACTCAAGGAGAGTTAGCTGATAAATTGAAATGCTCTCGTGTGACTGTTTCTATGTGGGAGTCCAATGTTACTAAAATATTACCCACGAGAACCAATTTAGAAAAACTCGCTGATCTATTAGACGTACCTCTAGAGTTATTAGACGATGAGGACATCAACGCTGAAGCTTTGTGGACCATTTGTAAGGACAAAGAAATAGACAAGAAATTGGAAGCTGATGCAAACTTTATGACAAAGTATTGCAATGGAGAATTCGATCATCCATTGCCGAAAAACTATAGCGTTGATGTACAAGTTCTTAGAGATAAAAAGACGGGCGAGGTTATTAAAGGTGCAAAGCATTTTGACCTAAGAATAAATGATGAAATAAAGATAATCGATTTCGGAAAACAACCATTTCCAATCGATGCTTTTAGAAAGTGGAGAGAACAACGCAATAAATCCAAGCGTTATCAGAAACTCCGAGATGCTATGCAACTCTATAAGGATGGCTCAGTTAAGCGGTTTACAGAGTTATTAGATAAAAGTGAGTTGCTCCATGATAAAAGAATCAAGCATGGAAGACATATAAAGAGCCATGAAAAGATTTCTAGTAACAGTGGGCTTGAAGCATTGCTTCCTCTTGTTGACAGAAAGATTATTGGAGATGAGGATAGTTACTCACGAGTAGCTATTGAACGTGCAAATGCAGCTAAGAGTTATAACTTTTGGCCGGGGGTAGGAATGCTTTGTGAAGAACAAGTACCACAGTTTCAAGAGCGATATGGTGGTGCTTTTGTTTGGGATCAGTACTCCATGGAGTTTGACTTTTGTTGTGAGCGAACTGGTTGCGTTGCTCGATATGCAACCCTTCACAAACACAATGAGATTGACTTGATGAAAGCTGAGATCGAGCGAATGTGTGGGCAACTATTAGTCATGGAAAAGATGTATGGGAAAAAGCTTAATAAGTACATCCTTATATATGACCGTGAGTCTAGGCACGAACCCTTGTCTAAGTTCCAAGAATTCGGTCCTCCTAAATGGATGGCTCAATTAACCCAGAGTTGTAAGATATCGGTACTATTCTTTTCTAAATCTAAAGAAGCCGTAGAGACACTACTAAATCTAGTAGACCACAAGTAAGTAAGCGGTTGTAGGCACAAATATCCTGTGGGTTTGTGGGGGAATTCTCTCCTCCAAAATACAAAAGTACAAATAACTATTTTAGGTATGTTAGCATTCCTTTATCGATGTTTATTTCTTAGCAATGTTTCTAAATTAAATAATGTTAAGTTATAGCGCAACAAGGATAACCAATTACATATCAGGATAAAAACTTATGAATCAACCCCTAGCAAAAATAGAAATACCTATATTTAGTCTGGAAGACTTTGACGTAGTTCAAACCACTTTAAGAAATATTCAAGATCGTAACGGTCTTACGAATTCTGGCTCTGAGGGAGGGGGAGATTTACCCTTTACTTCCCCGGCAAATCCAAAGCCAGATAACAGGGAGGGCAACTCCGGGGAATCTGTCTCCTCAGCCCCGGAGAAACCCGCTACTAAGAAGCGAACAAAGAAAACTACTGCTAAGGCAGAAGCGATTGATATCTCTCAGGTGCGTGAACTTATTCACTCTATATTAAAGAGGGGTCCTGATTCCAAACCAATCGTGCTTTCCCTTCTTAAAGAGTTTGCTCCTGAGACCGGGCGATTAAGTGATGTCACAGATTTAGGCGGACTCGTTAAGAAATTGGAGTCAGCTTAATGCCACAGGCTCACTCAATACTGAGTCCATCGGGCCTACAACTGGCAACGAATTGTGAAGCTTCGGTTCTCGCGGGATATCAATTACCTGATGAACCCCAATCTGAAGCAGCTAGAAAGGGAACCCTCGCTCACAATATAACTGAGAATGCGATCAACAGTTGGCTTTTATCAATCGGCAAAATGTCTAAAGAGCCTCGTGACGAGGGTTCACAATTCGAGTATAGCAAAAGTTTGTTAGCCCATCCTGACTGGTCTGAAGAATTGAACGATAGGGCTATGGAAGCCCTTTATTATGCGAAATCTCTTATACAAGAGATTCTAAAGAAACACCCTGATGCCAAAATATTTACTGAGTTGCAACTCTCGTTAGAACCATTTGTTAAAGATGGCTTTGGGACCTGTGATTTAATAATCATCGTAGAAGGCAAAGTATATGTTATCGATTGGAAGTTCGGTCGATACCGTGTGCTTGCCGAAAACAATCAACAGATCATGGCTTACGGATTATCAGCATTGCAGGAATTTGATCTCCTCTACTCTATCCAGCAAGTTGAGATGCATATTGTCCAACCTACAATTGACAATGTTTCTGTCTGGACACTTTCAGCAAGTGATTTGCTTGACTGGGGGTATAAAGATTTAAAGCCTTTGGCAAAACGAGTTTTATCAGGTAATGCAGAATTTTCCCCGGGAAGTCATTGTGGGCATTGCAAAGTCCGAGCCGTTTGTAGGGCAAGAAGTGAATACAATTTACACATTGCTGAACAGGATTTCGGAAAACCATCGGACCTATTAACCGATGATGAACTCGCACGAGTTGTTAAAAAGGTTGATGAGTTTTCAAAATGGGCTGAAGACATTCGTTCTTATATGCTTCAGCAATCCCTGACAACTGGAAAGCATTGGAGTGGATGCAAGATTGTTGAAAGCCGCACTCAGAGAAAATATTCAGATACCGATCTCGTTGCATCTAGATTAGCCAAAAATGGTTATGGAGATAGCGAGATTTTCCAAAAGAGATTAATCAACCTAACAAGTATGAAAAGACTTTTAGGTGCAAAGAAGTTTGGCTCGATCATTGAGGACCTGTTAGTTAAGCCCAAGGGTCAGCCAAAACTCGTGCCGGACGATGATCCTCGTCCGACATATAAACCATCTTCAGATGCGACTGAAGATTTTTCTAAACCGTAAACAACGAAAAACCGAAAGGACGTTAAATTTATGAAACCATCTACCAACAACATCGGCAAAACTAGAGTCGTAACTGGCGAGTGTCGAGCAAGTTATGAAAGTTTGCTTCAGCCGAAACAATCTTTGAATGGCAACATGGAATATAGTTGTAGCATTTTAATTCCTAAGACCGATAAGAAGACCGTTGCTGATATAGAAGCAGCAATTGATGCAGCTAAGGCTAAAGCGAAAAACGAAAAGTGGGGTGGCAAAATACCGCCAAATTGTAAATCGCCTATGCGAGATGGCGATACAGATCGACCAAACGATGATGCCTACAAAGGGCATTGGTTTATAAATGCTAAGTCTAGAAATAAACCAAATGTCGTTGACCAAGACGTAAGACCAATTATCGATCGGACTCAAGTTTATTCGGGTGGCTATTTTCGTTTTGCCTTAAGTCTGTATGGTTACAACGTCAATGGAAATATTGGTGTTGCTGCTGGTCTAGAGAACGCCCAGAAACTTCGTGATGGCGATCCTCTCGGCGGTAGTACTAGTGCTGAGTCAGACTTTGAACCAATCAAGGATGGCTTAGAAGATGCACTTGCGTAACTAGTTTAGTTTTATGAGCAGAGCCATGAGTTTTTCTTTCTTTTTACTTTCTCTTTTAACTTATGGCTTTGCTCCCCTTTTTACTTTTTTAGGAGAATACATTGAACCTTGATGAAGCAAAAACACAATTACAAGACAGCAAAAAGAATATAGATTTTATTCGTGAGATACAAACAGAAGCAATTGCAAATGAGCAACTGTGGATTACAACCGTTGATAGTCTTCTTGGGAAATTAAAGCAGCGTGATTATCTAATTATGAATTTGAACGCTGAGATAAAAACACTCAAGGCTACACTTACTCAAAAAGAAGCTGAATTAAACAGACTAACTTCTAAAGAAGGGTCAGAGGAAATATTGAAAAGGTGGGCTGAAGAGGAAGAGCATGACGGCTAGTCATAATTTATTTATCGACCTTGAGTCGTATTCGCCTGTAAATATTAAAAACGCAGGTGTAAAAAACTACGCACAAGAAGCACAAGTTTTAATGGTCGGAGCATCTCTAGATAACGGACCTGTGACTGTCTACGATTGTTATCACGATGAGTTGCCGGGGGATTTTATAGAGATGCTTTGCAACCCTGATTATAAAAAAATTGCATGGAATGAAAAATTTGATCGTGTTGTTTTATCAGCATGGTTAAAACGCAAGGGTTATATAAAAGAGAACTTACCAGCTGATCAATGGGCAGACACAATGGTACAAGCTGGTGCGTTAGGTTTGCCACAAGGTTTAGCAATGTGCAGTCTAACCTTGAGCTTTCCCAACAAAGATGAATCAGGAAAAGATTTTATAAATTATTTTTGTATGGATGTTAAGCCTACAAAAAAGAATGAACAGAGGACACGCAACTTACCAGAACATGATATGGAGTTGTGGAATGCGGGTCTGAAGTATTGCAAGATTGATGTTGAACTACTAGTAAAAATTACAGCACATCTTGCAAACTATCCCCTACATGATTTTGATGAAAAGATATTTCACTTAGACCAAGAGATAAATGATCGGGGCTGGGCTGTTGATAGGGAGTTTATCGATAAGGCAATTGAGTTTGAAGATATTTTCGATGAACGCAGAAAACAAAAAGTGTTTGAGTTAACAGGGGTAGACAGCCCTACCAAACGTGCTGCAATACATAAATGGTTACGAGAAGTGGTTGGTTTAAATATACCAAAACTAGATCAACAAACTTGTCTTGAATGGTTAGATAGAGCATCGCCAATAGGCAAGGAAGTTTTGCAATTACGAATGGCAGGTAGTCAAACATCAAAAGCAAAATATGCAAAGCTAAAAACTTTCAATTGCGATGGTCGAGTCTATGATATGTTTCGGATGTATGGTGCAGCCACAGGAAGATGGAGTGGTAACGGACCACAACTGCAAAACGTACCTCGTTCTAGCCATACACAAAAAGATTTAGATATAGCCCGCGATTTAATTCGTGAGGGCAAATTCGATGAGGTAGAACTTTTATTCGATGAGCCATCTGATATTCCGAAGCAACTTATCCGCTCTTGCCTAACAACCTTTTTAAAGCGTTTAGTTGGATCTGACCTAAGTTCGATTGAAAGCAGGATACTAGCATGGCTAGTGAATCTACAATGGGCTTTAGAAGTCTTTCAGGGCGATGGAAAAATCTATGAGAGAACAGCTGAGAAAATGTTCAACTTACCTGAAGGCTCTGTTAAAAAAGATTCTCCTGAGCGTATGAAAGGCAAGGTTGCAAGCCTAAGTCTTCAATATCAAGGTGGAGTTGGTGCGCTAATTCAAATGGGTGCGACTCGCTCCGGTCTTACTGAAGAAGAGTTACCAGCAATTGTGAATGCGTATCGTCAGGCAAATCCAGAGATTGTTGCTTTTTGGAATGAGATTACACAACTTTGCATACTTGCATTAAGTAAAGGCGAGGAGCAGGTATATCAACCCTATAAAGATCGAGATCCTCTGTTAAGAGTGAAGTATAAAAAAGGAAGTGCGTTTTTACAGATACAACTTCCTAGTGGTCGCAACCTTAGTTATTTCAAACCAACACTTACTCTAGATAAGTTTGGAAACCCAGCTATGCATTATGCGGGAATGAAAGCATTAAAGGTTGGAGGGAAAACAGAATGGAATCCTGCTATCGAAACCTATGGTGGTCGGTTGACAAATAATATTGTTCAGGGAATTGCTAGGGATATTTTAGCTGAAGGAATGTTAAGAGCAAAAGCAAAGGGACTAAAGATTGTAGGTCACGTTCACGATGAGATTATTTGTGAAAGTGATGACGATGGAACGCTTGAAATACTAGAGCGTTGTATGTCTGAGGAGATTGGTTGGGCGGTCGGGCTTCCGTTAAGAGCGGAAGGTTTTGTTTGTAAAAATTATAGGAAAGGATAGATGGCTAAAACTATAAGTGATTTGTATTCAACAAGTCAGATGACGTTACCGGGTGTGCCTAATGATCCAATAAATTTACCAGAGCATTATTGCAAGGGATCGATTCAGCCTTTAGATGTTTTTAAAGATTGGTCAAAAGATGAAGACCCTTTGCTGTTTTTCTACAAGACTCAAATTATTAAATATCTAAGGCGAGAAAAATACAAAGGTAAATTATCAGATTTAAAGAAAGCACAATTTTATTTAAACGAATTAGTTCGGCAGGGAGAAATTTATTATGGAAGTTGATGAGAGAGTTTTAGATGATAGTCATCAACTCATTGGGATCGATGAACTTGCGAAGATGATAGATCGTAAGCGAAACACAATTAGAGTTGATGTAACAAGAAGACCAGATACTTTACCACCCAAGGTAAAGCTTCCTGGGTCTAGAAGAGTTTTATTTAAAAAAGACGATGTTAAAAAATGGATTGATTCTTTTACGGAAGGAGAAAAAGATGGCTCTTAATTTTGTAACCCCATTTCCAGACTTCTCTAAAATTCTTGTGAGAAAAGAATTCACACAAAATGAAAAGAGAGGTCATGGAGAATATATTGAAGGTATCGTAGCAAGTATTAAATCTATTAAAGGACAAGCGTTTAGGTTCGAGACTTATTTTTATCAGTATGGTGCGTTGTATGACAAGCTACCTTTAGCTGCACTTTGTTGGAAAGAACTTGATAAGAATGACGATATCCTTCCACTAGACTTTTTACAGATTTGGGACTGCTTAAGTTATTGGCATACGACTGTTGAGAAACCATTACTAAAAGGTTTGCGTTGTGAGTTCCTTGCGAAAAATGGAAAGCGTTATCAGGGAGAATATTTATTTACGATTGACACCTGTAACCCTGATCCAAGAATTCCTGATTTCACTTTTAGTGAAACACCTGATGAACATAAGAGTTATAACTTTATTAAGATGGATAATGGTCAGTTCGCAGCACAACCGAATAACAGAATGCGATTTTTCGATCCATCACTTAATCCTAGAGAATTAAAAACTCCTGACTTTGAAGTTGCGTTAACAAATTATTCTTGTGAAGAACACGCAAAGTGGAGACTCGGAGATACAACCAGTCATACTTATGATGACAGAACAGAGGAGACAGCTGATGACTCTAGGTAAGAAAAAAGGGCGAGACTTCTCGCCAAAGTTTTATCAGACTGTCGACTGGTTTAATAAACATAAGTCTGGGTTTGCGGTAGATTGTGCTGAAGCTATAGGTTGTGATAGGACACAACTTTCTACCTATTGTGAGAAGCTTGTGAAAGATGGTTTCTTAAGTAGGGAGCGTAGAAAATTTCCTGAACAAAAAGGATCAGGCATTTTTTATTACAAACCAGAAGCCCCACCCCATGATGCAAAGTGGAACAATCCTGATCTTCCGAAAACTCTAAGTCTTTTAAGTGTAAAAGAGATGGAAGCAAACGGTGCGTTTGTCTGGCCTTATGTTAGTGAAGGTAGAGGGAAACGTGCAAGTTATGGACCGAGTGAAGCTGAAGTCAAACGTAAAAGAGAAATACAAAAACTTTATGAAAAGTTAAAAGTAAAAAAAGCTACGACTAAAAGAAAGGTTGTATCGCTTGTATGATTGAAAGAGATAAACTTATTGTGTTCTAGTACCGTCTCTTAAACAAAACTCTGACTGACTGGCTTCATACTCTTCACGGGTTGTACAGTATCTGTCGTTTGGCATAATATGGAGAAATTTCTTCCCATCTGTAATACTTGGTAAATTATTACAAAACCTTTTCGCAAACTTTGTGGGGCTCTCTTTTTTCAAGGCATCGTACATTCTCATTTTTGCTTCCACGCATCTTTGTACATCTGTTTTTATGCAACCTGAAATGAAGAATAGCACTAGTAATATGGCTATGAATCTCATACTAAGATAGTAATAAAAAAAGCTACCATTTGGTAGCCTTTCTTATAAGTGCATAACTCTTTAGAGATTCGCTAATCTTTCTCGCATCTCTTTGCCCGTTGGGTTGTAATACCTCTTGAGCATATCTAACCTCTTATGCCCTGTTACAGCTGACAACTCCAACGTGTTTGTAAAGACTCTTGATAATCTAGTGGCTGCTTCATGCCTACTATCATGGAAGTGCTTATGAGCAAGCCCGACTTTCATTTTCATCTTTCTAAAATTAGCACCAAGCCTGTCAGTATTTTGACCTCTCATTAACAGGTCCCGATCTCCTAGACCCTCACTAAGAATATCTAGAATCTCAATTGCCTTGTTAGTCAGAGGTACTTCACGCTCTTCTCCATTTTTAGTCATGGGCAAAAAGACATAACCATCATCTCTAAAGTAGTGCTGCTTTTCAATCTTACAAATCTCGCCTACTCTCATAGCTGTCTCAACACCAAGACTCAACGCATAACATATATAGTCTTGGACTTTTGTAGGTGTATCGCCATACTTGAAATCAACACTATCATAAATCTTTTTGACCTCAGCATTTGACCAACGCTCTTTTCTTGGTTTGTCATCATAAGGTGGACGTTTGATTAGCTTGACTGGATTTATAAAGTTACCTAAATCCCACTCTTTTTGAGCATGGGTAAAAATACATGAGATGAGATTCAATTCTCTATTGCACGAATTGTTGCTGATTGTCTTTAACCGATGATCCCGAAACTGTTTCATTGGGTACTGAAGATTCTCAATGATGCGTACGTTCCAACCTTTCCATTCCATGATGTGTCTCAGTTTAATCGCATCCCACTTTTTACCATTACGAGTTGGTAGAACTTCTTCTTTCCACCTCATAAAGATACTCATAATCGTGTATTCATTAAGCCGTCTAGAGACTCCCATTCTTGATTGGTCAAGCATAAAGTGTTCTGCGGTTGCCCACTCCTCAGCTTGTTTTTTTAATTTGAATGTCGCACTCTTTCTGACACCCTGAACAGATATCTGGGCTTGATATTTTCCACTAGACATTTTTGTAATTCTAGCCATTGTTATTACCTCCTTCACGAGTAAACATTTTGCCGATGTTCAAGCTATATTTTACCACTAAGCATTCCACGGATCGGCACTTCTGATAAGGGTTTAGCGGGTTTGTGAAGGATGATCTAGAAGGCTCTAGAGCATGGGTTTGATGTGTTAACATAGTACTTATCCTATTCAAGATAGTTATCGAATAAGACTTATGTTGTGGTGTTGTTTTAAGTGATGAAAAAAGTTCGTAATAATCAAGGAAATGTGGGGGAAAATTACGAACAAGGGTCTTGTAAATACTTGATTCTTATGAACTAATTTTCCGTTCGTTTGCCTGATTCGCCACCATTTTCTTTTAAAATCAATAACTTAGCACTTATCACAATGCAACACAACGCAAGTCTGCATAACACTAAGTTACTGATTTTACGGGGTTTTGTCCAGAGGTAATTTGGGCCATTTGAAAACGGACGAACTTTTACGAACTTTTTGATGTTCGTAATTCCACTCAAAAAGTGTACGAACTTTTTGGTTTTCATCGAGAATATTGGTGTCTAAAACCGACAGAGAAAGGCACTATCAAAAAGTTATGGATCGGATATATGTAACTGTCATTTAAAATCTAACAAGCTGATCACAGCCCGATTTACTTAGCGGCTTTTTCTCTTTCTCTTCTGTATTCCGAATTAACTTCAGTCATTAATTCTGCTATTTCTTCTTCAATTCTTTTTACAGAGTCTCGATTTCCTCCCTCTTCAACCAATTCTCTTCTTTCTTTTTTCAGCTTTCCAATTCTGCGATGCATTTTGTTTGCATATTTTTCAAGGTTAGCTTCAGGGTTTTCTCTTAGAAAATCGCCAAATGGTTTACCATCCTCTTCTCTTCCTTTTACTTCGCCTGATGCTTTATATATCTTTTCTAGGTTTTGATAATACTTCGCAGCAACTCCGGATTTACCACTTGCACTTCCAAAGAACCTACCGCCAAGAGGGACTTTATAGCTAGGTAATTCTTCGCCTGTGAACATGGATTGCGCAGTTATTTGTATCTTAGTTAATTCCCTTCCGATTCCACCAAATGCCTGTCCAACTAAATAATCCAATTGATCAGGGGTCGGAGAAATAAATCCCGGGGTATATTCTGTTCCACCACTAGCCCAATTTAGAAACTTCGATATTGCTTTATTAATTCCTGAAGCTGTATCCCTTGCTCGAGTATATCCGGGTGTTGGTTTTAAACTATTAAAGTCTTCTCTAAAGATTGGTCTTCCCGAAAAGTCTTCATTAGTTTTCAAACCGACAAGCCAGTCAACTGGAGTTGGTGCTAAGGTTTGTGAAAAAGTAGATCCGCCAATTGGATTAAAGACATCTAATGCAGATTCAAAGACTTCAAATAAATGTCTTTGTGGTTCAAACTTATCTTCAGTTAGTAGCTCAGCTGCATGACGAGATACATTAGGAAAGAAGTTATAACCTAATGGCATCGGTATCGTTACATAGTTCTTTTCATTACCTACTAATCCAAAGGTTGGAATAATTAAGTTCTTCTCTTTTATAAAACGTGGGATATCATCCTCTTCAAATCCAGCTATATATAAAAGGAAATGTTGAAACGCTCCGAGTGACAATCCACCTATCAATACATTTCTTCCAGTCTTACTAACTTTGTATTCTCCAGCATCTGTTCTCTCAAACATTGTCTGACCTAACCTAGTCGATCCTTGAACAGCTGCATTAAAGAATGCGTACCACGAATTGGCAGTAGCAGTCTTAGAACCTTTCTTATTAAAGTTTGTTGTGATGTTTTTAGCGATCATTGCTGACTCATCTTTACTAAGATTATTTTCTCTAGCAGTCATGTAAACCGAAAGTCGAGTGGCGTTTTCCAATGCATCGTTATAACTTGATAACCAGTCCAAAGAAGCATCACGAACTTTGATTGCTGGGTTTCTGCTTTGTCTCATCAATTCTTCTTCTAATGCTTTTCCTCTTTCATTAGCATTTTCGTATTGATCACGATAACCAGTCTTACCCCCGGCTTGTCTAAATTCATCATAGAACCTTTGAAACTTTTTATCTTCTTCAGTTAACTTTTCTCGGTTTAGTGGTTTGCGTAAATACTTTGACCTTTCATATCGATAAACTGCTTTTGCGGATCTCATTAATTTACTTGTAACTTTTAACCTCTGACCTGCAATAGGAGTAGTAGATAATTGAATTGCCATACCTTGCACATCACGAGTCAAGTTAACTGCTCCGAATACTGGATTGTATTGCGTATTAATATTCGCAATGTATCTAGATACCTTCCCCATCATTATGCTCAACCAACTCAGAGACTCGGTATCCATATTCATAAAAGTTTCAGCGAGTCGTTTTGCTCTTTCGTTATTTGCGTTGAACAAAAGATATCTTTCTTTGCCATCAACCCGAATTGGAAAAGCATAGGCTTCCTTACTTAACGTAATCTTTTGATCTCTTACTAAACCAGTTTGACTATCAATTACTTTTTCTTGTGGGTTTTGAAATAGCCCTCTAGCATCTTCTGGTTGTAACCCTAATTGATCAAGACTTTTTTGAACATCCTCTTGTGTTTGTAAATTAGGATCGATAGCTAACCAGAATTTTGGATTCGGTGCTTTAACTGAAAGATTAAACAAAGCCCGGGCAACTCTTGTTTTCTCAGCACGAACAATTGCACGTTCTCGTTGCATAGATATATTTGCCATAATATCTATAACATCTTTCTCTGAACCTTTTGCTCTTTTACTAGTTGGTCCTTTAACTGCAAAACCTCTTCCTTCTCCAGAGCCTGATGGGTCTACAAAATCTAAATCGCCCCGCTGTAGTGGTACATAGTTTTTATAAGTCGTTTCCCAGTTATCAATTGTCTCTTGTGTTTCTAACCCACTATCAACTAAAAGTTGTCTTGTCTTTTTTGTAATGCTCATTAAACGAGAATGTGCTTTACCAAGTTTTTCTTTTTTATTAGCATCAAGATTTAAAAAGTATTGAGTAGCATCAGCCGATTTAATTCCTGATCCACCATCAGGCATACCTTCATTTATCTTTGCAATTTGTTTGTTGCGTTCTGTCGCATGAAGATTGTGAGCATACTCTTCTAAATCAGCTATGGTTAATTTGTTTTGTCTTAATGATTCAATCAATGGGTATAGTTCATTTAGTACAAACTGTTCATTCTGTTCTGCAGATCGTCCATGATATGTTTGCTCTAACCTATATGGATTCCATCGATCTTTAATTTCTTGACCCTCTTTTTTTATTTCTCGTGTAATACGATCCAAGTCAATATATTTATCTTGTAATAAAAATCTAACCTTATCTAATTTCTCATCAAAGAATCTTTGATCAGACTCGGTCCATGTTTCGGGTTGTTCTCCTTGAATTGAAACAGGAACATTTCTTGTTGCTTCTTGTGGCAATCTTCTCGCACGACTAATTCGTATGTCGGGATTGTCAGGATTAGATCGGTTCTTAGAAAACATAATATCGTTTTTATAAACACTAAAATCCCCAGTGTTACTAATGGCAGATTTAACTTGATTAGGGAAAAACGCTACATAAATAGAATTATTTTCAAAGTCTTGTCGGACTCCATCAAAACCAGTTGCTTCACTAAACACTTCAAGGAATTCTTGTTCACGCCCGTCATAAAACTGAACTTCTAAATCCATAAAGTTTGATGTGCCTGCATATAAATCAACCACTCTATTTAATGCAGCTTCCTCTCCAACGAAACCTACATCTTCATAATCGTTAAGTCTCTCTACATAGTTTGGAGCGGACGTAATAATCTCTCTAACCTGTTCTTCTGTGAACTCTAAGTTTTTGAAGTTTGTTCTAATAGAACCCGAATCTACGATTAAAGGATTCTCAATAGATAAATACACAGGAAGTATGAAACCACTGTTTTTCGTAGAAAATGAATCAGCATAACTCCCTGCAACAAGTTTGTCTGATGCAAAATAAAATCCACTACCTATTGCAGAGAAACTAGAACCATCTGTCCTTTTCTTCCCTAACAGAAATTCTGTGAATTCTGAATTTGTGCCATGATAAACAACCTGCGGTTTCCCATTTTGTGTAACTGTAGAATCTCCAAACCACGTTTTAAACTTTGGAGTTTCTAACTGAAATTTATTCTTTGCAACTTCTTTATCAATAGTGGCTTTCCATTGTGCTGCCCCATCTCTTGGTACTCTCGCTGCACTAAACCTTACAGCATCCACCGTTATACCTTTTGTAAGATTTTCAGCAGTCACTTCTTTTCTAGACTTTTTAGTTTCTTGATCTTTTTCTAGTTGCTCTTGTTTTTCTTTTTGTTCACGTTGCTGTTTTGTTAAAGCTATTGGTAAATTGTCTAGGTTTTCTTTTAATGCTTTTTGATCACGCACTACAACTGTATCGCCATCTTTTTCGGGGTCGTAGTGAAAGAAAAACGGATCATCAGTTGCTACCTGCGATTCCTCTGAAAGTCTATCTTTATTGCCAAGCCCTATAATGCTTCCCCTACCATCGGAACGGACGGGGTCTAGAAACCTAGCATCGTACTCATCGCCATTAATAACATCAAATAATTCGCCTGTTTTCTCATCTCGCACGAATGTCGGCATTTTCTTTTTCGTACTAAATGCCATAGCTACGTTCTTACCTTCATTACTTAACATCAGTTGTACGGCTCGATTCCAATTTGAAATACCATTTGGTCTAACTAACTTGCCGTTAATTATTTGTGCTACTCCATTGGCAGAGTATGTTAGATGATGGTTGTTTATTTGTTCTCCATCAGTACCTGTTAAGATATTTCCCTTACCATCTCGTAGTTTTATCGCTTCCTGTTTGAACAGCTTAGTGTAGTCGTAGAAGGTAGCTTCAGGAAAAGACTCGATGATTGGTTTAAAAACATCCGCGTTAATATCTGCAGTCACATTTAATCTAAATGCTGGGTGGTATTCTTGTTTCGGTACTTTGATACGATCTTTTTTTGTCTTACCTTCAGGAATGAACCATTCATAACCTGATTTGCTTCTTGCTTTGTTGTAGTGTTTTTTGGTTTGTTCAAATAACAAAACTGCAAATGCTTCTGGGTTCATAACCAAAGCTTCAGTTTTTAGATATTGTGATAATCTCGGTCCACCTCGAAAAGGACCATCGCCACCATAAAGTTGATTTTGTCCTGATGTATCACTTAAACAAATGTTTTGACAGTTTGCATGATCAGGACACGTTGTCTGTTTTGTATCAGTATCAAGTGCTTGTGCAGATGCTAAACCTAAACCTTGTGACCAGACAGATTTACCTTTCCAATCGAGTCCAAGTTTATTTACACGGGTCTTATATAACTTTCCATTTTCTCCATAAAGAGTTTGGACATTGTGTTCATCTCTTATGATTTTCTTAGCTTCTTTTAATCTAGCTGATCGTTCAGCTGGGTTCATTGCTTTATATTTTTCTATAGAGTTTGCAAAACTTTTTTCTATTTTTTTCATACTAGTGCTTTTTACAAACCCTCTTCCTCGAGGAGCATACAAAGCAAACATTTTAAGATTTTTCATTTTGCGATTAAATGCCTGACCCTCTGCAATTGGTATAAAGAAATCCTTTCTACCATTTCCATATTCTTTATCTAGGTGTAATTCAGATGGATCGATATTAAATAATATATTTGCTCCACTTAATTTCTGATCCATGTTACCCGGATTATTAATTACATTTAGTGGCTCACTTTCATTCGTGACATAAATTCTATTTGTAGTTTCGTTATGTCCTTTAAGTTTTTTATTTCTTTTTATTTGTCGTATCTCTTCATTCGTGCCGTGATAGTAAACTGTAACTGTTCCATTCTTGTTTAATGGAATTCCTAATTGCGGATGATTACCATGTTTTGCTTGTCGCTTAATACTAAACTTTGTACTATCGATTACCTCAACACTTGGGGATAGTTGTCCAGCAGATAAATATGGTCTGAAGTTATTATCAGCTTCAAACTGTTTTGCTTTTTCTTTATCTTCTCTTGTGACAGAAAACTTCTCATACTTAAACTCTTCTGTCTCTTGTGGGTTTGCAAACCTTTCGTCTAGCTTTTTATTCTCTGGTTTACGTTCATTTAATTTAATATCTTTTTCTGCCTGAATTTCTGCACGATCAAATTCAACTGCTTTTACTCGTCTACTTTTTGCATAATCTTTTACAGATGACTTAATTGCTTTTTTAACATCTGTTATGTTCGCTATATAATTGTCGGTATCGAAACCTTCGACATCGACTGTTAATATACTTAACAAATTATTTAAAGCCTTACGGATCGCAGCTGCTAATCTTGAGATAATTGTTTGTTGCTGTTCAGGTTCAGTAACACCGATCTCTTCAAATACTTCTGTCCAAAAGTCTGATTCAATAAATCGATTACCTAACAGGTCCGATGAAATTTCTTCTAATACTAGTTTCTGGTCATACCCTGTTTCTTCTCCAAACTTCTGTCGTTGTTCATCAGTAACATTTTTGTTTACAACTTTTTCTATGGCATCGTAAGCAGCACGATTATCAACTTTTACTAGGTGCATCAACTCATGCCCGAATACTGATATTGGATTTATAGATGATGCTTGAGAGTTTAAATAAATTGAATCAGGATCAGACTTAGGATTTACAAAACCATCTTCTGTAACTTCCCCAGGCACTACCGATTCAAACGCAACTAACCTCTTACCAAAGATACGACCAACTTGTTTTAGAAACTTTCCATTGTTTCCAAGTCTTGATTGATCAACTACTTTTACTTTTCTACCATCAGAGAAAGTTAGTTCAGCACCGGGTATCGGTGTTTTGGTTTGTTGGAATTCTGTTTGCTGTAATGCGACAGTTTCTTTTCTAGGTGTAGAGAATTTTTGTTGTTGCTTCAATTCACTTCGTCTATTAAGTTCTGCTATGTCCTCTTCTTTTCTCTTTTTTTCTGATGCTTTATAAATCCTATTATTTGTTGCACTTATTAAACTCCCAATTGGGTCCCTATCAAAACGTAAATCTTTAGGGTTTACGTTCTTGGGATTAAACTGTCCACCTAAACTTCTTTCAATCTCAGGTATGGCATTAAAAAAGAAACGGTCTTTCTCTTTTTTGTTTTCTATATTCTGACCATACTCCAACCCCTTTTGCATCTGGTCTTTTATAAATTGACCTTTTGTACTTACAAATGAATTGTATTCTGGAGATGCATTTTCTTGTTGAAATCTCTGTACTGCTTGTTGTTCAGTTATTTCTGGAACTTGTTGTGGGGCTTCTCTTCTTTGAACACTAGTTCTAGGTTGTGCTTGTTGCCCTGCTTGAATATCAGGTTGTTGTTGTTCAGTAAGTGGATTAAAACCTGCGACTCTGTCCTGAACATCTGGTCTGTTATAGTCTCTAAGCCTTAAAGCATAATCATCACTTATCTTTCCGACTAACTCATTAGTGGCATCTTTAAATTCTTGATTCGCTCCAACTGCATTTAATTTTTTATCTAAGTTATTCCTTGCCCTGAAAAGTGCAGTATCAAATTCATTAGCACCTGCTTCTCCAAAGTCTTCAGTAAAAAAGGTATCTCGTGCATCTGCTATAGCAGTTTTTACAATACTGTCATCTAAATTTTGTTTTGGATCAAACTCATTATTGAATTCTTGTAATTCCTCACGAAAAATATCTTTACCAACTTTTACATCACGAGGAGTAATACGAGCAGAACCCTTTGCTCCATAATTAAAAGGAATTCTAATTGGTCGCTCTGCACTTACCTTTGGATCAATGTTTTCATCTTGTACTACATTTGGTTGTACTTCTTGTTGAACTGGGGGTGGAGTTTGCTCAGGTACATTAGGAGTACTTGCTAGATAATCATCTACTCCACTTTCTACTTGTGCGAGTGTATCTGTTAGTGACTCAACGGTATCAGTTAAAGAACCCGCTGCATCATTGGCGGCATCAGCTGCATCGCCTGCATTTGTTGCATCCCTTAATCGTTTTTCTGCATCTGTTAATCCCTGATCAGGAGAAGCAGAAAACAATCTGTTTTGCTTTCTTGCACGACTAGCTTCTAAATACCCTGCTCCAGCACCCGGCACTACTCCTGTAAATGCACCAAGGGTTGCTGCTCCAACTGTTCCTTTTAATGGATCAATACTAGGATCGATTTCTTTTACTGCACGTTGTGCTTCAAATAATGCAAAGCCTTCTTCTACTCCTTCTTCAACTCCCTCAAATAATCCTGAGCGAATTGCATTCTTAACAGGGCCAGAGCCTAACTCAGCTGCTGTTTTTGGTGCAGCAAGAATTCTTTCAAAACCAGCTAGACCAGTAAAAAATCCTAGCACCGATGGAAATAGTTGTGCTGACCTTGCAGCATCAGATGCTATTTCTTCTCTAGCTTGTTGAGGTGTTAATCCTCTACTTATATAGTCACGATAATTAGAACTTTGATTGAGAGTTTGCTCTGGCAGATTAATCGCCATGTCATATGCTTGTCCAGCAGCATCGCCACCTGACATCGCCATCGATGTTGCTCCACCACCAATTCCTAGATCAACTGCTTTTTTCGTTCCCTGAGAAATCTTTCCAGCTTTTTCAAGACCCTTTGTAACTGCACTAACTCCTTTGATCGCACCAAATGGCA